AAGAATACGACCATACTTACCTTTACCCAAAGATTTTATTTTAATTTTTCCTACGCACAGCTCTTTAAGTCTTTCTTTAGCTGCTAACCCTAGTTTCTTTTCTGCAAGGTCCCGGGTTCTAGATTCTGGTGTATCTATCCCATTTAACCTAACTCTTTGCTTATGTAGCTTTACGTCAAAACCAAGGTCAAGCGAACAGTCAAAGGTATCCCCATCAACTATTCGCTCTAAGGTTGCGTTGTAAACAAAAGCATCTGGTGCTTTAGCCATTTACTACTCCTTTGCTTTACCTATGTTCAATGCTGCTATTTCTAGGATCTTATAAAGCTTACCTATTAATGCATCATCTTTTGGTGTTGGTGTAATAGAACATATAATAGATGCTGCACAAACAACGCCTGTTATTATTCCTACCAATTCTCCAATCATTCCCATATTAGTCTCCTATTTGGTTAATTGAGTTTTAATTCTAGCAGATTAATCCTGTTTGTTGTCAAATGTTACCTTTCTATAATAAACAACTACCTCTTTAAGCTCGTTAATATAACGTTTTAGCTCTTGCATGTTGTAGGCCATAAGCTCGTAATCTGGTACGGACATAGCAACAAATACTAATTGACCTTGGTCTTTTTCTACTTGTACAATAAAATCATCTAGGTTTTTGCTAGACACAACATACCAATAAGGGTCTTTTAAATCTATTTCTCTAGGCATAATAGGTTGCACTATAGTTCTTTCTATAGGCTTAGATACAATCTCTACCTGTTTAGTTGGTATTAGACTGCAACTGCAAGCCATCATCAAGACTGTCAATGTTACGGCTGTCTTCTTCAATGCTATCAAATACATCTTTGGTTCCTTTATTTATTCTAGGTTCTATTAATCCAGGTTTAGCTGCTGCTAATCTAGTTAAATCGTGACGTTTAAATATGTCAAGGTATCTTGACATCTCTTGTTGTATTTTTTGGTTACGTGCTTGTATTTCTAATAAGCCTTCTGTTTGTAAGGCAAAATCTGATTGAAGACTTTCTATAGCTAACTTCTGTTCTGCATCTCTTAGCTCGAATGCTTGATTAAGCGCAGACAAGTTTGAGTTTTGTTTCCATAGAACAGAGCTAAACAAACCCAGAGCTACTATAATACCTATTAATACTTTACTCAAAACTTTAAAGTTATTTACCTTTTTGTCCCTACTGGATTCTTTTTTTCTTCTTTTAAACGTTTTTTTAACTTTTTTTTCGCTTTCCAATACGGAATATTTTTACCCGTACCTAAAGCGCCCATCACTCCACCTGTTTTGCCGCCAAGAAAACTTGCCTTATCTCTAGCTTTTTTTGCAGCCACAACTTCTTTTTTTAACTGAGCCGTACTTTTAAGTGTTGTAGTATTTACTTCTGTAGTTCCTATTTTATCTTTTTTTGATTTTTGGGGTGTTCTTGTCGCCATATTATTTACCTTTTTTAGCCATGGCTGCTTTATGTGCAGCTCTCATTGTTGAACCAGTCATCATTTTTCTTTTCATAAATTTCATATGAGCTTCAGAATGATGTTTACCGTGTCTTTTTAAAGAGGCCTCTTGTCGTTTTGTAAGAGACTTTTTCTTTATAGGTTTCTTTCTAGTTGTTTTCTTTTTGTAAGCCATGTTTTATATTACCCTATTCTGGTTCTGTTGGCCATACTATTGGATCAATCGTAGGTAAGTCTCTAAGGGCTTGTCTGTATGTAGCCCATTCTGTTTTTTTAGAAGTTGATAAAGGGGAGTCTGCTGCTTGAGTCCAATCTGACTCTTTAAGTAAGTAGGTCCTGTGTGATCTTACATAATCTAAAGGGTTTTCCTCTATAGCTACTGCAGAACCATCTACAAATCTAAACTGCCCTGGAGGATAGGTTCCCTCTACAACTGTCTGTTCACTTGTTTTATACACAAGACTTAAATCAGCTGTGTTTGTAGAGCCGGTGCAAACTATTTCTCCGCTAGATGTTGTATAAACTGTGTAATTCATTATTGTGTATTATCCATAGTAACGTAAAGAGCTTGATAAGTACTGTTAACTTGGCCCCCTGATACATTCCAAGTTATTCTCCAATACACCGTGCTTTGCGAAGAGCTCATTCCCGTTATCTGTCCGTCCCATATAAACACGTAGGTTCTAAAAGTACCCGCATTCGCATTAACTTTAGGAGAAAGGCTAACCCAACTACTGTTATTAAAACTATATTGAATAGTACCATTTCTTACATCCCCTAAAACTGCGGAATAAACAACCCTGTATTTAGCGTTGTTTCTAATATTTGCAGTACTACAGCCTATGTTTACTACCGAGCTAGATTCTTGACTAACAATAGTTTGTCCAGGATAAGTACCAGACCAAGACTGGACATTTGCTTCTACCCCCAAAGGAACAAATGCACCTGTATGAGATTTTATATCTGTGCTGACATTATCAAAATGTTTTACATTTAATGTATCAACATTAATACGTGCAGAATCTAGTTGATCTGCGGTTATTTTTGCAGCACTTAAGTTTCCAAAAACTTTAGCATTATCAACAGCTAAATTATCTATCTTTGCGGTTGTTATTTGAGCATCTTTAATTTTAGCTGTTTCAATAGTTGCATCTTTAATTTTTGCGTTTTCAATAGTCCCATCTTGAATTTTTGCATTTTGTATAGCGCCGTCTTTAATTCTAGCGGTGTCTATATACACCACACCGTTGTCAATAATAAAAGGTGCTACAGCAGATGAACCACTCCATATCGCAAACTTATCTGCCTGGAATTGCACGTAAGATTGTGCACCACTACCGCTACTTGCATTAGACCCAATGACCATACCTGCAGCTGACTTACTGCCATTAGATTCAGTAGCAACTTGTATAACAAACATTGCATCAGCATCACCTTCTAAATTAGATACAGATGTTTGTAGTGTAGATACATTAGAATTAGTCGTTCCAACTGTTGTGCTAAGGTTGCTTATAGATGTTGCGTTTGCACTATCCGCGTTTGCCCTAGTAGTCGCCTCTGTAGATATAGCAGAAGTGTTTCCGCTAACAGTAGACGTTAAGTTAGTTATCAATGTAGAAAGCGCAGTATCTGCATTTGCTCTTGTTGTAGCCTCTGTAGATATAGCAGAAGTATTTCCGCTTACTGTAGAAGTTAAATTAGTTATTAATGTAGAAAGAGCGGTATCCGCATTTGCTCTTGTTGTAGCTTCAGTAGCTATAGCAGAAGTATTTGTGCCAACTGTAGATGTTAAACTAGTTAAAGAACTTGCAGTAGAACTTTGTGCGTTAGTGACTGTAACAATATCGCCTTGTGCTGTAGCCATAGCCCCAGATAAAGTGCTGCCTGTAAAACTAGTAGACCCAAATAAACTTACTAAAGTAGCATCTCGTCCAGCTACCCAAGCATTATTTGCAGTATTTCTTGTATACACCTGCCCGTCATCAATATCAAACCAAACATCATTTCCAGAAAGAGCCGTGCCGTCCGGTCTAGTACTGGGAGAACTACTAGCTCTTATAACTGTAGCTGCAGTAGCAGCCACCGCTACATCTGCATTAGTAATCAAAGTTGTTAGTGCTGTATACCCAGGAAGATTAGACAATTCTTCTGATAACTGTTCCATTACAGCTGCTATGTCTTCTAGTGTTGTAGCTTTAACACCATTAGTTTTATTAAAAGGCCCTGAAACGTTAGAAGTACTTACAAACCTTACCCAATAATAATACTCTTGGTTATAACCTACGGGATCAGTAACTATAAAAGAGTTTGTTGTAGTAACTAAAGTAGCTCCACCTATATCATCATTTCTAGAACGCCATACTTCAGTGTATGCATGGTTGCCATATTGTGCATCATTCCAACTAACAATTATTTCTGTAAAAGCACCCGACGCTTCTAGTCCTGTAGGTGCGGGTGGTACTGCTAAATTACCACCTGGTACGTTAGGTATAAAGTCTAAAGCCCCTACGCCAGCATTAGGGTCAAAAGGATTGTTTCTTAGTTCTATAGCCAAACCACTATCTATTAATTCTCTTAGAGTTATTGCTCTATCTCTTGGGTCGCCCCTTCTACCGAGTCTAACCTCTTGAGCTTCCTTCATAGAGTTGAGCGTGGCTCGTAGTTCTGGGTCCGTTTTTGCAGGTATATTTTTAAGTGCTGGTACTTTTGTGCCTTTGGTAGCCATTAAATCGCCCTTAGTTCATCTATAGACTCACCTATACATATTTCATTTATTATTGTTGCTGCTTCTACTTCTATAGCAAAAGAAGTATGTACACTAGCAGGCAACCTAAGAATAGGTTCTGTTATAGCTGTACTACTAAAACTAGGTGTAGTGCCAGTTACCGTATAAGCACTACCGGATGTAGCAATGACAGCGTTATATATTACCGAACCATCTCCGTACACTTTTACTCTAACCGGGTATGTCTCTGCCTCTACTTTAACAAACCCCATACTTGTAGGTTTAGGTGGTATAAACTCTTTAGATTTCCAATTATAAGTAATAGCTGTACCCCCACCTTGAAACTTTTTAATCGTGTTACTAATAATTAAATATAACTGACTGTCGTCCGGATCTGTAAAACCCCCACGTACGAGTGCGCTAGAATCTAAATCTACAAAAGCCCCATCTATGTTCTCTGTAGGGTCAAATATAAAGCCACCATAACCAGAACCAGTATTATAAAAACCTACGTACCTTTCTTCCCATAGAAAACCTGTAATAGTAGATGGGTAGTAGTTACTTTGCCACTGACTAGGGGTTATTATCTCTTGTGTCATGTTACGTACGTCTGTGCCTTGAGCTCCTATTAAACCGTCCGCACCTGCGTATACAGTAAAAGCCCCCATATCTACCATAGATTGTTTGTTTAAACACGGCTGTGAACTTTCTATACGTATAGCTGTCATAGATTGCGGGTCTGAGCCAGTAATAAGATAAGGTACGCCTTTTGTAGTGGCTATAATACCGTTAGATACTACTTTGATTCCTACAATCTCTTCATCAATTGCAATCCTATAAGCAGCAGGCCAAGCATGTGGTAAGAAAGGTTCACTAAAACATACACGTTTACCTGTAAAACCAGCAAAAACACCACCCGGTAGTGCGCAAAGGCCTTTCATTGGGCCGTCAGGATACAAAGTTGTATCATCATCAGGTGGCCCTATCCAGTAAGTAGAAGGTATAAGTTCAGCCAACTCACTACCTTTTGAAGTATCAGAATAAGTTGTAGTAGCCAATGTTACTTCTGCGACAAACTGAAAAGCTGTAGTGTTGGAACCTGTATTAGATCTGTATATACGTTTCTTAGATAAGTTTGAGTTAGATTTGCTAGTGCTTGTTTGTAAATTAGAAAGGCTTACGGCTTGGTTATCATCGGTAGTTACAACAGTAGAAGCAGCAGAAGGGGGCCCTTCTTCTCCGTATGCAGAAACAAAAGTATATACGTAAGAGGTTTCAAAGTCTAAATTAGCGTCTGAAGGGCCATTAAAAGAAGCTCCGTCCGCTATACTACTAGAGGTACTAGCAGCTGTTGCAGCACCATTTGTTTCGACTGTTAGTGTAGTAGCAGAGGGTACTGTTACTATTTTAAATGTATTATTAATTTCCTCAGCTGTTATACCACTTACAGCGCCAAACCCAGCTAAAGTAACATAACTATCTACTGCGGCCCCGTGGTTACTTGCTGTAGTAACTGTAAGAACTCCAGAACCGTTAATTGTTGTTACCGTAGCATTTATAGTAGTGGGAGCCGTTACAGCGACCGTAGGTGCAGCAGTTGGAGCAGGTATGCCTAATCTATAAAAACCTGTGGGGTAGGGAGCTCCTGAAAGAATTACAGAACTTCTACCCATTCTTGGGAAAGATTGGCCCGACCAATAAATCGTGTCATTAGTGTCCCCGGCTATAGGTCCACGTACGACGTCTACATCTTCATCAAACTGTAGCCAACGCTCTGGGCTATCCGTGTATTTGTATATGCCGTTCTTAGTAGTGTTAGCTAGTGTACTTACACCGCTTGATGGGTTGGTAGTAGAGTTGTCCGTGATGGGGACTAACCTACCACTTTCTAAATTTACATCTGTTGCTGTAGTAGCAAGTGTGTCTTTTAAAAGTCTAGGAGAGTACCTTGGAGCAATACCGCCGAATCTAATAAGTTTAAAATATGCCATACTTTCATTATACAGTATTACGAACTAATGCTTGTAGTTCCAGACTCCTTCTTCCTACTTGTTTAAACCACCTGCTGTCTTCCATTTCAGTGGCCATTCGTTCCCATTCATGTTTTCTACAGGCATCTAACATATTTCTAAACTTAGAAAGCCTGCTACCACCTAAATTAAAACACATATTAACAAGCACGTGTTGAATATCTTCCGGTAATTTACTAAAGTCGTCTTCCGTACCAAACACATGAATTGCTTCTTCGTAATGTTTGTTAAAGTCATCTTCGTAGTACATGTCTACTACTTCTTGTGATACTTTAGTACCTACTTCCCAGTCGTACTCAGGATCTCCTGGTTGACATAGGTGCCCGATACCTAATGTTTTGTAGCCTAAACTATCTTCGTATATCTCAAGAACTTCGCCTTCATGTCTTTTTATGTCGGCTTTACACTTTTCGATATCCATACTAGCTGTCTTCTTCGACTTGCTCTTTCTCAACTTTGACTTGAGGTTTGATTTTATCTTCTTCAATAATTTGTTGTAATTCAGCATTGATTTGAGTTTGTCCTCCTTGAACTATCTTTACCTCTATTGCAAGGTCGTTAAGTTTTTGTTGTGCTTTTATAAGCGTGTTAAAACCTTCTACCGCCCTAGGGGTTAAGTCTGATATTAGGTATGTTTCGCCGTTAAAGTTTAATTCTGTTACTTGATTATCTGCCATGTAAATACTCCTTATTTAGTTATTGTTTAGTATATAGTTAGGAAAAGATTCTATCAAGGCCACTAGCAGCTATAATTAAAAGATATAAACCAATAATATATCTAGTAAATTTAGTATCCATAGCATCAAATTTAGCGTCCCCTTTGTCTAATCTTTTTTCTATGTTGCCGTACCGTATAGCACACTCGCGCTCATGCGAAGCTATTTTTTCTAATGATTCTTTTGCAGTTGCCATTTTTAGATTCCTGAGTTCTCGTTTGCTGTTTTCTTAGCGTTCTTAATATCTGTTGTCCATACAGCACTTGCTATGCCCTGAACCTCTGTAGACTCTCCTGATACATCTGTATCTGTATGAGTCCAAGTATCGTCATCGTTTTGTACAGAGCTTACACAATCTAATGCGTGTCTATGGAAAGACCTTGATAGCTCTACACCATCTTCTTTGATAACTGTAGCTGTTCTTACTTGTATGGCTTTGTAGTCTCCTACAACTTCTATTTTATCTTCTATTAATTCTTTTGTTATTGCCATTCTATTTTCTCCTTTTGTCCGTACCTAGAATCCACTAGGTATATTAGTTATTAAACTGATGAATACACTAAACTAAATCCATATATGTCTACAGCAGTATTCATACCAGCATAATGGTTGTAGCTTTGCCCAGTTTGTTTTATTACATATATAAAAGTTTTATTTGGGTCGCAAACTAGTCTTAAGTTTTCTGCTGCAGTGCCACATCCATTCATTGCTCCCATTGAACCAACATTTCTCATACCTCCTGAGTTTAATGATGTAAAAGGAAGACCAGAAATTATAGTTGTTCCAGATGCATCTGCTCCTGAACTAGTTCTAATAGTCCCATGAACATGGACCATATTACCTATTTTTGTATATTGACCAACTTGATCACTATGAGTAGCTGTACTACCTCCTGTGGTCGTTAATACTGGAGTCCAAGTACCTTCTTCATAATCGTCAAGTTTGTTTGCTGAACCTGAACCACCTACATATAATCCTTGTGCATAAATATTTCTAACTTCTGCATTTACTCCACCTATATCTTTTGTATGTTGTTGTGTAGGTTGAAAGCTACCATTAGCAAGCATTTTCCAATGTTCTGTTGTATTAGTAGTAAACCCTAAGAAATCTCCATTATGATGATACCTAATAATACCGGCATCAGAGTTATCTTTATCTCCAAAATTAATAGCACTATCTCCTGCACTACCCCCAATGATGCCTATATGACAACCTTGTGATGAGTTAAAGTTTCTTTGTGCAATGATAACCTCTCCACTAGGAAAAGATGGTGTGCCTTCTGTAGCATCATGTACTACATGTAATCCTTTAGTAGATGTTTGTGGTGAACTCGTTCCAATTCCAACTTTGCCGTCAGATTGAATACGCATTTTTTCTGAACTGTTAGTATACATCTCCATGACTTCCGCTCTACCGTCAATGTATACTCCTGAACCTCCAGTGTCTTGAAAACGTATAAAAGAACCAGTTCCTGATGTCTTATTAATATGAAGCATTTCGGTGGGGGATGCTATTCCAATTCCAACATTGCCTGATGAGTCTATTCTCATGCGTTCTGAACCTGCTGTATTAACAGTAAAAGTATCAGCAGATTGAAAACCAAAGAAAGTATTTGTATCGCCTGTATGATAAATACTTGCTGGTATTACTAAGTTATTATTAAATATAGCTGTACCTGCATCTGACATATCAAAGGTAAGGGCTGTTATTATTGAGCCACCATCGTTACCTTTAAATTTTATGTCGTAGTCTTGTTGAGAAGAGGCAATATTCAAATCGCCATTTTCAAGACCTAGCCTTCCCATAGCAGTTCCAGCATCTTTTAGGTTTATATCAGCTCCATCAGCATCAAGGTTAATATCTCCACCAACATCTAGTGTTAAGTCACCTGCATCAGAAATAGTAGAACCATTAATAGTTATATCATCTACTGTAAGAGCTGATAAAGTACCAACACTTGTTATATTAGGTTGTGCTGCTGTAGCTAGTGTACCTGTAATGTTTCCTGATATAGTTATGTTAGTATCTAGCTTTGCACTTGTTATAGCTCCGTCTGCTATTACGTTTGTTGTGATCTTAGTATTAGCCATTGTCTTTTAGTTCCTGTATTTCGGCTTTTAATTCATCTACTGTTGTAGACAGTTCTTTTACTGCGTTTACCAAGTACCAAGTAAGGTTATCAGGATTTACATTTTTTACTCCTGTTGACTCTTCTTTAACAACGTCAGGTAAAATTGTTTCTATTTCTTGAGCTATAACACCAAGTTGTATGCCTTCTTTTTTAATAGCAGCATGACTTGGAACTTCAGTTATTTCATCTTCTGTTCTATATTCAAAGTTTCTAACTCTAATTTGATTTATTTTTTCAAGACCGACAGTATTATCTTCTATATTCTTTTTAATTCTTCTATCAGATGTAGTAGCCCAAGATGATGAATTATTACCTTGATAAACAGCACCTGTAGCACCAGGTGCTATAAAACCAGTGCTGTTACCTTTACCAGTAACTGATGTATTTGTCGTTGCAATAACCATTTCATAATTACTTGCAGAAGAAGCAGCTTTTGCTGCTCTTCCAATATACATACCATAACTACCAGTTGTAATATCTTGACCTGCAAAATACCCAATAGCTATGTTTGTCGCACCAGTAGTGAGGTGTTCAAAAGCGTTACTTCCTAAAGCTGTATTTGCAGCACCTGTGGTGACTCCTGCTAAAGCACCTCTACCCATTCCTGTGTTATTGCCACCTGTAGTAGCAGAATCTAAAGCACCGTTACCAACTGCTGTGTTATCACTTGCAGTTGTGTTTGCTATCAAAGCTCTATAACCTATAGCTACGTTTTCAGTACCTGTGGTGTTAGTAAATAAAGCATTAGAGCCAACTGCTACATTGTCGTAACCTGTTGAAGTATTATAACCTGCTTGATACCCTAGATATGTCAGTCCACTTGTAGCTGCATTAAATCCAGCACCACGACCTACTGCTGTGTTTCCATTTTGCGTAGTCATTACAGATAAAGCATCTCTACCAATAGCAGTGTTATTAGAACCTGTGGTAATTGCATCACCTGCATTTGCACCAACTGCTACGTTATCTCCACCTGTAGTGTTTGCCTCCAGTGCTGATCTACCAACTGCTGTGTTATTATCTCCTGTAGTATTATAGTATAGAGCAAAAGCACCTATAGCAGTACTAGAAGTTGTTGTTGTTGAGGTCACTAAAGCTTGTGTTCCAACAGCTACATTATAGTTATCGGTATTATTTTTCATAGCTTGATAACCTACTGCTACATTTGAATTTAAAGCAACTCCTGAAAGTGCTTGATACCCTATAGCTACATTATAGTTAGCTGTTACAGTAGCATCTAATGCATAAGATCCTATCGCAACATTATAAGCACCTGTAGTGTTTACTTCTAAAGCAAAACTACCAACAGCAGTATTTTCTGCACCAGTGGTGTTAAGTCTTAATGCTTGAAAACCTACGCCAGTATTTAACTCAGCAGTAGTGTTTGCACTTAATACATAATAACCTAAAGCAGTATTACCATCTGCAGTTGTGTTAGCGTCTAAAGTTAAACTACCTAAAGCAACATTTCTATCTCCTGTGGTGTTAGAACCAAGAGAGTTATAACCAATACCTACATTGTTATCTGCCGAAGTATTATTTGCTAATGCATAACCACCTACAGCAACATTTCTATCACCTGTAGTGTTATCTAATAAAGTTGTGTACCCTATAGCAGTGTTAGTATTTCCTGTTGTATTAGATGTTAATGATTGATAACCAACAGCAGTATTATAAGTTATATCACCACCAGTAAAGTTTTGAGAACCTAATGCTCCCCAACCAAGTGCTGTACTTCTACCACCTGTAGTATCTGCGGCTAACGAACCATATCCTAAAGCAACATTTCTTCCGCCTGTTACTTGTGCGGCTAAAGAGCCACTGCCTATAGCAGTATTAAAGTTTGATTCAGTGATTGCAGTACCTGCTGCATTCCCTATTATAGTGTTATTACTAGCTGTAGTTACGCTATCAAAAGCTGTATCTCCCATAACTACATTGCTATTACCAGTTGGATAATTACCATCAAGTTTAATTGTTCCGCCATCTACTGAAAGATCAGATTGCAGTGTTAAAGTACCAGTTATAGTACCACCAGCTAGTGGTAGCTTCGTTGCTATGGCATTGGTTACTGTAGTGTTGAAAGCTGCATCGTCGTTAAGGGCAGCTGCAATCTCGTTAAGAGTATTCATAGTACCAGGAGCAGAATCTATCAAGGCGTTAACAGCAGCCGTTACGTACGCTGTTGTAGCGATCTTGGTTGTGTTGTCCGAGGCACTTTGGGTAGTGGTTGTCGGGGAACCTCCAAGGGCTACGCTGGCTTGGATTAGTTCACTTGGTATAGTTGTATTAGCCATTTATCCTTCCAATGTTTCTATTCTAGTTTTTAAATCGTCTATTATTGTTTGTTGTTCTTGTATAGCTTTGACAAGTGGAGCTACAAATTGGTCATAAGACATACCATGAAAGTCATCATACTTTTCTGTTTTTTGTATATCTAAACCACCAAAGTCATTTTTATTTACACCATGTTTTTCAACTGTTTCAGCTACTTGTTGTGCTATTAAACCTTGATGTTCTCTTTCATCTTTACCTTTGTTTTGTTGTTCTCCATCAATCCATTTATAGCTTACTGGTTTTAA